ATGGCCACTGCTAAAATCTACTTAGACACACGAAGAGAGAAAAAGGACGGACAGTATCCTATAAAGATAACCATCCGGCATAAAGGGAAATTTCTTCTTTCTACGGGATTCGATACTATACTCAATAATTGGAACGGGAACGAATATACGAATAAAGAGCCTAATTACAAAGCCAAAAATGCTTCTATACGAAACATTATTAGTAAGATTGAAAATGAAATATTCAGGCTTGATATGGATGGGAAGTTAAATAGTACATCTGATCAGACGCTAAAGAGCTTACTTGAAAAATGTCTGCCTAAATCATCTCCTGAGAAAGTAAAGAGGTTCGTTGATTATATAAATGATTTTATGGAGTTGAAGGATAAGGAAGGTACAAAGAAAGTATATGTAGCGACCAGGAATAGACTACTCCGATATGATCCTGATTGTACCTTTGAGACGATGGACGTTGCTTGGTTAATGAGGTTCGAAAAATGGATGAAGGAAGAAGGCTTAAAAGTAAATGCAGTAGGAATTAATATGCGAAGTATTAGGGCTGTTTTTAACTATGCAATTGATGAAGAAATAACAAACCTGTATCCTTTCAGGAAATACAAAATAAAGAAAGAGGAAACACCCAAAAGAAGTCTTCCTGCCGAACAGGTTGTATTGCTTCGTGATTACGTTTGTGAGTTGCATCAAGAGCGTTATAGAGACATGTTTATTCTTATGATATACCTGATTGGAATAAACGGGATTGACTTGTTCTCTTTAAAAGGTGTGGTTGATGGGCGTATTGAATATCACAGGGCCAAGACCGGTAAATTTTACTCTATTAAGTTGGAGCCGGAAGCCATTGAAATAATAGAAAGGTATAAGGGTAAAGAATGGCTGCTAAATGTTTTGGATACATATAAGAACTATGCCGATTTTTTGCACCGCATGGATGTTGGTTTAAAACAGATCGGGCCGGTGATCCGTAAAGGGCTGGGAGGAAAGAAAGAGCGCTCTCCTTTGTTTCCTGAAATATCGAGTTATTGGGCCCGCCATACTTGGGCTACTGTCGCTGCCAGCCTTGACATACCCAAAGAAACAATATCGGCAGCACTGGGGCATGAAATGGGTTCAGAAGTAACATCTATTTATATTAAGTTTGATCGGAAGAAGATTGATGAGGCTAATCGGAAAGTGATTGATTATCTTAATGGCATTCATCTTAAATAAAGCCCCGGGCCAATGGGGACCCGGGATATTTTATGGTGTTCGAATGAATAGCTATGATGATCCTTATTTCCTTGTTGGGGTAAAGTTAAGTTCAAAATTAGTTGAGATTGTTTTTCCTGATTTTGTCTGCACCTTAAAAGTGATACTTTGTTTACTTTGTAATGGGTGTACCAGAAATTTAATGTACCCCATCTGATATAAAAGAATCAGTTCTTCACCTTTTAAATCTGAAAATGACTTAGAATAAGGATAGTATTCTTTAGAGGGTCTATACGGGGCAGGTGTCGTATCTTCTGTTTTAGGATATTCTTTATACCCGCTTTTTATAAACTCCAATGGCGAGGAATAATACAGTATTGCAATATCATTTAGTGAACTTCCCTTTTTATGGTTATTGTCAAAATCGGTATTGCATATTAAATCAAGTGAAGTAATAGTATCAACCAGGCACGGATTAGAGAAAGGAACCATATAGCGATTATAGCTGACATCACCATATTTAGTGCAAAGTTCATCATACAGCGGGTTTTCCCTGGCAATATTTTCACCTTGAAACATAAAATACAATTCATCGTTGTTGCTTATGTTTCCGGATGCAATTTCTTTAATATCAATAAATCCTTGTAGGAAGCTTTTTGAAAATAAAGCTCCTGTTATTTTTTGCTCTTCGCATGAACAAAGGGTCAAAAGTGATAATAATATAAGTATAATTTTCATAGACATATTGATTTATTGTCCGACAATCCTGTGGTTATATTGTTATAATCATATAAACGCCATTAATTATGTCAGACGAAGAATTACGTATTCGGTGTATAGAGTTGTCCGTAGAATGCTTCAGTTGGTTTAAAGGGAACGAGCATGGCATAAAAGGTACTCCTATCGCATTAGCTGATATTATGTATCAGTTCGTGAAAACAGGAAAGTCTCCGGATGCCAAACCCTATTACCCTCAACCGCTGTAGTCCCTTTTAGGGGCACGGCATCCAGGGAAAACCACAGGTATAGAAAATCTAATCGTACTAACGGTGCTGTTATTGGTTTCATTGCTGATTCCAGCCCTTAGTACATTGATTTTTAACCCTCCGCCCGCCTCTGTTGTATCGGATGCGCTAAGCGATAGATTAAATTCTATGTCTTTAATGATCCGCCCATCCCCAATGAAAGAGGAATTTCCGGCTTTGTCTTGCTCATGGTTGTCGGGGTTTACTAACAATCCGGTATCTGACACTTCGTCATTTAGCTCCTTAATAGCCATTGCTATGTCAGAAATTGTTCCTTTTATAAAATCTTTTAATTCCATATTATTAAAGTGTTAGGTTAGTGATTATATGAGTTTATTTGTTTACCATATCCTTTTTGTGAAAGCTATTGTATCGTTGTATCCAGCGTATATCTTTATCCTTTTTCATATGTTGTATTTAAATCTATGATTATTGGATCTATATATGAATAAGCGTTTTAATCAAAGTTTTTAATTTCTATATCAGAAAAATCGCCGACGTATATAGTTCCGCTATTTATATAGCAACTATATTTTCCCTCTTCTGTAATATCTTTGATTCGCATTTGCTTATCTGTTTTTATATCAATAACAAGATCTCCTACTTTAAATTTTGTAGATTGATCTGAGGGGGATGTTGCTCTTTTGAATTTATCAGAGGATAAATATTTATTTTTTATTTGTTTAATATCATTGGTCATTCCCCAAATCTTAAAAAATAAAATGATTTGAAGTATTCCAAAAGTGATAATGATAATATTGGTAATTATTCCCATGACAATAGACTATTATAATTATGAAATTAGTTTATTTATTCAATTCTTACGGCCGTTCCTTGCACTTCGCATCTAATGATATCTCCTTTAGCCGAACGAACTGCAATCATTTGATAATTAACTATTCCGTTGGCATTGTGTTTCTGGGCTTCCTGTACGGCTTTTCCTATCACGTATTCTTCAGTAGGAACATATATAGAACTTCCATCATATTGTTTGGCCGGAGAAAGCCCAGATTTTATTGCTTCCTTTGATTTTCTTCCAGCATAAAAAACAAGTTGCAAATCTGCTATAGGCACATAGCTTTTTTTCTTTATGTCTGTTCCTATTGGGTAAATACGGAATCCGGATTGTACGTATTTACTATAGTCAGCAACATAGATATGTTCGGAGTATTTCGGAGAACAAGCCCCTAATGCCAAGAGGGGTAATAATAAGAATAATTTTTTCATGTTGGTTTCTTATTTATAGTTTGAAATTTTGTTTACTATTGGTTGAGCTTTATTCAAAGCTCGTAACGCATTATCATATTCAGCGATTCTACAGGTGTCATTCCTGGTGTACAATACATCTTCTTTGGATATTTATGTTGCCTTTCTGACAGGAAATGTTTTTATCTGCGTCTAGTGGACTTAGTCCTATATGTTGATCCGCTGTAGCCTTTCTTTATGTATGTTTTATTTCCATTGGAATTGATGTAGTATTTCCCTCCTCTAGTTCCTGTATGGACATTATATGTTCGTCCCGTACCTTGTGTAGAGTTCTTGTTACCATTTGATGATTCAACGTTGGGATTTTTGCGATTTACACTTGATGTTTTCCCTGAATAAGTAGCACATGAAGATAATGCTATTAATAATGTGAAAGTAATAATGCTTAGGATTTTTTTCATATTTAAGTATTTTAGTATTAATCAATATCCGCCCTCCCACCCGTAGGCGTTAGGTTTGGTTCTTTTTTATAACTTTGTTATCAATATTAGGTACAAGTGTCAACCCGCAAGTTCTTTACTCAAACTTTCTTTTTCTCGATATTTGATTAACTCCGCCTCTAGTCTTTCATTCTTTTCGATAAGGGCATCTATCGAGGCTCTTAATCTTTTGATTTCTTTTTCCATTTCTATATTCGTTAATTCACCATCAATGTTGATGGGTGATGCTTTGTTTTCGTCTATTGCAGATCTGAGCATTCTTCCTTCGCCTGTGACGGCCCATTCTATTGATAAATCGGAGTATGTTCTCGCTATTTCGGTTAAGATATTTGCAGATATGCTTTTCGTTTTTCTCCAATAGCCGTTAGAACACCCTATGCTTTTTTCGAAAGGGAATGTCGCAATTCCTTTATAATCAATGTATTGTTGGATTCTGTCTTTCACATCCATAATTTAGGGGTATTAATAAAAGTTAATGATTTGAATATAGTCTAATGTTGGTTTTGTTATTAGGAGTATATTCTCAATATTTGCATCGTGATTAATATCAAACCTTACTAATTACGAATTACAATTTGAAATAATCAACAATTATAATACTTAATTATGGAAACAACAAATTTCGTGACCAAAAAATCATTGATCGGAACATTAGCCAACATGTCCGTAAAAGAAGTTATTGAAATCAACATCAAAGATTTCAAAGAGTACTCTATCCGTAATGCGGCTAAGAACTTGAAAAAGAAAGGATATCTATTTAGTGTGTCCAGCGCCGGCAGGATTGATACAACAGCAGTAATGAGATTAAAATAGGGAGGATTGACAGTGGGAGAAAAACCGAACTGTATCGCTAATTGCCGCCTCTGCCCTGATTTGTGTAAATGCCCGTCCGATCATCTTCATTGCGAAGATTGCAGAACCGAAATAGAGCCGGGCGAAGGCATTGGTATCGAAGTTGAGGCTATCATATCCGGACGTCCCGGCACCAAAATGATAACAGTATGTCCGGTATGTTTCGCGGATCATTACCAGGAAGATGAATCAATAGAATTTGAGTAATAACCAATTTAAAAAATAAGGAGAAATAACAATGGCTACAGGAACAATTATCTTTTTAGTATTAATCGCCGCATTCATATTGGTGTTAGGGGCGGTTATCATTTATCAATATTGCGATATAAAGGCCTCAATCGACCAGTCCGAAATTAACAGCAGTATGGGGATTGAGAAAGCAAAGAAGGCGACTGGCAAATCCGTAAAAGGATGTAGGGATGCGATTGATAGTGGCTATAGCAATGAGATAAATTCCTTACTATATGGGATCGAAAAAGATCTTAATCTCAAATCAGGGACTATATTTAAATCCAGCCTCAGCCCCGAAAGCGCCACGCCTAAAGGCACCATTACTCCACCTTTATCTCTTAGTGATATAGAGCTTCGTAAATACTGCATAGAGCAGACCAATAAAGACCAGGTGTATCTCCGGATAGAAGACGCTCAACGACTTTATGAATACATATTGAATGGTAGACAGGAAAGAAAGGAGGAAAGCAATGGCGAGTTCTAGAATACAAGTGAAAGTAGAGTCAGTTCCAAAGCGCTGGCTTAGTAAGCAAGAGGCTATGGCTTATCTCGGGGTAGGTGAGGCTTTCTTAGATAAGTTACGTAATGAAGCTCTTATTTCTTTTTCTCAGTTCGGTAGTAAAATGATTTGGTATGATTTGGCTAGCCTCGACAGGTTCATACTTAAAAACAAAGTTATATGATGAAGAATATGAATAGTCTTTCCAAGCACTTACTTACTGTTGTTATGGCAATAGTTACCGTCGCCGGTTGCATCTATGCCGGCAAGGTAGAGATGAATGATGATATACTCTCAGGTATGAGTTTTGAGAAGTACCAGTACATCCATGATCGTATCGGTGATCGTGCCACTTCATCGGATGTGGTAAAAGAGTACTTGCGTAATCGGCAGTTCTATGATTCAATCGCCTATTAAATTCAAATCTGATCATAAATGAATAAAAGAAAAAGGCGGGTTGTAAAGCCGCCTCCTGTTTATTTTAGATGGGTACACACTCTGTCACGTATTTAATTAACTAATAACTGTCACTTACGAGATTGAAAAATGCTTCCCATCCTACCGTCTAATTGATTTTGGACATCCATATAGCCCCACGGTAGTAAAGCTATAGGAGTCCTTTTAAAATTATGTTTTTCATAAAAATAAAAATTAAGTCGCTTACAACGTGCAAACGACATTCAAAAGTAATAATTTAAAATAATATGGCAAAATATTATATTGACTACACTATTTCCTACAAAGTAGATGAAGTTGAAAAAGCTATTGTTGAAGCAAGTTCATTAGCTGCTGCAAAGAAAGCTCTCAAAGAAGATTTGAAAGCAGAATATGAAAGTGATTTCCTTAAAGTGAAATTTAATGATGTGTATCGTACCTCCGATGATGCACGTAAAGATTAACGTAAAACAATACAATTATGAAGATTATGAAATCAACAGATTTTCCAATTTCGTCAATGAATGAGAATAACTATTATCGGAAGTGCGATGAAGATGTACGAACAAATCCTCCAGTGAAGTCCACCGACGAGAATCTCCAATGTGAAGAATCATCTTCCATAGATTGGGATTCTCGACAAACAAAGGAAGCATTGTCGCAGATAGATTTGAGTAAATTTCCCGATGGTACACGGGTTGTTCAAGTTCAACCATGTGTTGTTTTAGATATTCCTGACAGTTTTCTTGAACAGTACCGAGATTCGCATGCAAGCAAGAGCGAGCATAAATCTTATATTGAAGAAGGCTATTTATCTGAAAAACATCGCAAAGAGCAATTAGCCTTCTTAAATGGAAGATAGACGAGAGGTCGCACATCGTTTCTTCAAACCATAGCAAGCCTTTTATTCCTCCACTCATTGGCCCGTTGATAAGATGATGGCAGTATTCATGGGCGAATTGGTAAGTCCACCGCCACCAATCATCGCCATTGACATGAAGGCAGACTCTGTGTCCTATTTCTCTAATATCATATATCGTAGGGCACTCATCTTTGTAGAATACAAGGCAATTACTCGTTTGATAAACGATATTTCCTATCCAAGACGCAAAATCTATTTGGACCTGCTTTAATAAGCGATATACAATATTCTTATTATAAGTTCCGAAATTAGCATCTTCTATAATATATATATTGGGAGATATTTTGATTGCGTTCATAACAGTTAATATTTTAATTCACATGCAAAAATAATAATAATCAATGTACGCTCTCCATTATTAAATTAAAGTTTTGAGTGACATTCTAACTTCGTCATGGAGGAGTATACTTTTAATCAAATCAATAGAAATCATGAAACAACAATTTACCCCCGAGAACATTGGGACATTAAAAGAGAACGGGATATTCGTTTTTGGTAGCAACCTGAACGGCGATCATGCCGGAGGAGCTGCACGAACCGCAGTAGAAAAGTTTGGAGCTTTCATGGGTCAGGCGGAAAGCATACAAGGTCATATACGGTTTATTCGGTGATAACCCTAACAATCCGTATCGTGAAGATGATATAAATAATGCCTATAAAGCTATTGAAGAAATGGAGAAATTGGAACAAAAGATATATCCTGATCGGAGTGGCTTTTTGAAGGATGAAGAAAAATAATAACCCTCAATACAGTATAGAACTGAACCAATAAGATGAAGATACAAAACTTTAGTATTCCCCCCGAATGTCGCCATGCCTCTGTTGAGGCTATAGACAATAGGTTAATAATCACATTTGAACCGGAGAATCTTTCAGATTTTTTCTGTCAGGAAACGGACCATATAGAGCAGACTCCCAGGATCGGTGATTTAGCTTTGTTCTGGGATACTGCCTATAGAAGTTCCGCCATTATTGCCCGGCTGAAGGACGAAGACCGTATAAACGGTGTACAGGCATATCAAGCCGCCAATGATGTCTGGTACGAAAACGCCATCCGCTTTCGAAGTGACGAACAATACCGCTTAATAACTCAAAGGCATGATGTGGAAAAAGAAAACGACTGATTTAAAGAAGAAGTCTCCTAATCTGAAGAACAAGTTGGATACTGTGTTCAGCCGCTTTATCCGTTTACGTGACGCCAGGAAAGACGGAACATTTCAGTGCATCTCCTGTGGGAGAATTTTGCCTTTGGATCAGGCGGACTGCGGGCACTACATAAACAGACAGCACATGTCCACCCGATTCAGTGAAAAGAACTGCAATGCCCAATGCCGATCATGCAATCGTTTCGATGAAGGCAACATGCAGGGTTATCGCCGTGGTCTGATATTGAAATACGGTGAACCTGCGGTTCTATTGCTTGAATCCATGAAGAATCAGACAAATAAGATCTCCGGCTTTGAGTATAGTGCCATGATCAAGTATTATCAGGGCGAGGTTAAGCGTCTGAAAGAAGAGAAGCAGATACGCCAAATATGACATATATGGAACTTTTGAAAATATGAAAGTGATACATGTGTATTTGATCTTCAAAAAGAAGAACTACTACTTCGGTTCTCTCAGTGCCATTTTTGAGCATCTGGATGAAAACGACATAGGGATTAAGAAGCGCACATTGCTGCATCGTTCGGATGAATCCACCATCTTGACAGACAGGGCAATCATCATAAAATCAACCCTGCTTAGATGCAGAAAATCAACAAAGAATATATGATTATGAAACCAAAGAAACAATACTGGTAACGATAGAGCAATTATGAAAGACAATTCATTTCAAGCCGCCATCAAGTCTTATCTTGATGAGCGTGCCAAGGCGGACGAACTCTTTGCCAAGGCTTATAACAAAGAAAACAAGAGTATTGATGAATGCTGCAGCTATATCTTGGGAGAAGCGAAAAAGCGGGGCAACGCGGTTGCCATCTCTGATGCAGAGGTATTCGGCATGGCGGTTCACTATTACGATGAGGATAATATCAAAGTAGAGAAGATACCCGCAAATACCGGATCCTCAGTCAGCAGGTTGCCTGCCTCTACGGCGCTTACCGAGGAGGATAAGGAGAAAGCCCGTGAAGCGGCATTAAGACGCTTGGAAGAGGAACAGTATGCCTTGCTTAAGAAAAAGCCTACACGGGCAAAGAAAGAGATAATAGAAGTTCAACAGATGTCATTATTCTAAATTATGAAACCAAGGACCAAGTTACAAGTTCAGGTATTGGAGCAAAGCAAGTGTCTTCCTGATATTGATAGCTATATGCTTGCATGGGCTAAAACGGATTGCTTGGAACATAAGGGCTTTGCAACTAAATCACGGGTTGTTTGCATGGACTGCGGCCAGAAGTTCTCCCCGGATATTGTCAGGCGTAAACTGGCTGTATGCTCTCACTGTGGGGCAAAGTTGAAAGTAGAGCAATCAAGATGCACTACAGACAAACAGAGCAGGTATGTTGCCATCGCTGAAATTCATGGGGAGTTTCAGGTAATTCGGAATTTTGAGATTCGGGCGTACTATAAAGCCGGTGCAGTTCCAAGATACTTTATTCATGAGGTACTCCAACACTGGATACGGCAAGATGGAAAGAATACGGTTGTCGCATTCAATCACACAGTGAATTGGTATTGTGATTCCTGGGGAGGAGATATGGAGATACGTGTTGAACATAGACATCGTTACTATTCTTCTGGTGTCAGGTATGATATTTATCCTTCCAGGCTGCATCCTGATTCCGAGTTCCGTCCAGATATAAGACGCTACGGTATAGACCACAGATTGCAAGGGCTTACGCCACTGGAAGCTATTAATATGATTCCTGATAACCCGAAAATGGAAACATTGCTAAAGGCAAGGAGATACGAGCTATTAGAGCATGCTTCAAGTGAAAAATATAATATTGAGCGCTATTGGCCGTCCATAAAGATATGCCTAAGAAACAAATACAGGATAAAGGATGTGAAAATATGGTTTGATTATCTTGATCTGCTTCGGTACTTCCACAAAGACCTGCATAATGCACACTATGTTTGCCCGGATAATCTTAAGAAAGAACACGATAAGTTAGTCATTAAGAAACGGCAACTTCAGGAAAAAGAAGAAGCTGAACGTAAACGAAAGAGGGCAATTGAAGACGAAGCTAAATTCAAAGCCCTCAAAGCTAAGTTCTTTGGGCTGCGATTTACTGACGGGTTTATTGAAGTGAGGGTACTCGAGAGTGTTCGGGAAGTCATGGAGGAAGGAGATGCGCTTCATCACTGCGTATTCACCAATAAATATTATCTAAAGCCGGAAAGCCTTATTCTTTCCGCCCGTATTGGGGACAAGCGTATCGAGACAATTGAGGTTAACTTGAAAACCTTAAATGTCGTACAGTCCCGAGGAGCCTGTAACCAGAACACTGAATACCATGACCGGATCATAGGGCTTGTGAAAAAGAACACAAGGTTGATCAAACAAAAACTTGCATCATGAAAGGAGTCCTGCTTAGATGCAGGAAACATGTTAAACAATAACCAATGCCGGTACTAAAGGATGCCGTCGGGAGTGTGCCCCGGTTAAGTTTTATATTTTGCAAACCATTCCCGGGGAGAAATCCCCGGGATTCGGATCCCCCGAAGCGGGAAGCTTAAAACAGCAGGCTTATGAATATCCCCCAAACCATCCCGCGTATTGATTGCAAGGCATTCGCCAAATGTGGAAAGAAATCTTTATCCCATTGCAGGCGGTATAAACTTACGGACGAAGAGTGTATAAATTGCCAGTTGGTCCATCGACGGGAAAGAAACAATTACCGTACTTCCCCGGACGGTCGTTTAATAAAACGGTGTTCCATCTGTGGCGAGTGGTACTATCTTCACCGGTTCTATCCCAGAACTTTAAATCGGGGAGAAAAGGTCTATTCCACCTTCAGCTCTGAATGCAGGCGGTGCAAGTCTTTGAAAGTATCAACCTATCAAAAAGCAAGGCGATGAATAAGAATAAGGGAAAAGAAGAGGAAATCAGGCAAAAGGTAAAGTGTGATTGCCGGCAATGCAGACGCGCCGGCCCGGTTGAGAATTTCATGGTGTATTGCCCGATACATGACTGTGGGCGATCAACCGGCCTTAGAATGTGTGAGTATTTTATAGAGAAGAAGAGATGTTCGACAAGATAACCATAAAGGCAACGATTGACACGGCGGATATTGAGACGATTGTCTTGCGAAATTATTTGGAGGAGTGCACGGAAGGTGATGAAGTCTATTACAAGTCTACCGCTTACGCCAACTTTGACGGTTGTTTCATCGAGATTCGCGGTAACAGGTTACGGTGTACGTGTTCCATTTGCAAGCTCTATTCCAAGGGAAAGACCGGGAAACTGGATAACAGCCGCCCGATAACTTTCGCAATGGCTGTAAGGACAATCAAAGAGCTGCTGTTGAGGCTATGTGTCCGGATTGAGAATGCCGTGGTAACGTATTACGAGATAGGTATCACAATGAAGATGTCTCTTCCTGCTGATTCTTACATTAAACAGATGTATGAAGTCTCAGGAAAGCTCCTTTGGAACGATGCCAACTATTCGGCGTTCAAGCAACAGACAACGGAGAAAAGCAAGTATTTCCGGAAGATCCTGAAGGTTTATGATAAGAGCTTTGAGGCTGGGGAGAAAGGACGGAATGTCGGGGCTAACATTCTTCGTATCGAAACGATATACAAGCACCAGGCTGTTTCGTTGATGGAGCTAACGGACAACCTCTTCTTGTCGAGGATCGGCCGTATATTCTATAAGGACTGGTCAGAAATATGCTTTACCAGAGAGTTGTCTGCGGCCAAGGGCGTAAAGGTGTCCCAGCTTGAAAGGGCCAGGGAGATATACCGGATAGGAGTTACCCGGTACAAGGAGCGTTACAAGAAGCTTTATCTTTCGGGCAAGCTGACTAAAAAGCAATGGGAGACTATACGTAATTTTGCCCGTAGCTGGCCGGAAGAGCGCGAGAAGTACGTGGAGGAAATCGGTGATATGGAGCGTGAATTTAAGGACAAACTTTTATCAGGCTACCAGACAGGGATATTTACGCCCATTTGTAGAAAAATATAATATGCTGAAAATCAATAATTTATGTATAAATACAAAAAGCACCATATGGTGCGCAATTAAAATATTGAAAATTAAGTGATTACGTTTTTAAAGTCTAAAATTTAACACTTTTCGGCAACTTGTCCTATACAGCCCGCAGGGTTGTCGGGAACCGACTTATAAGGGCTGATAAATTATAATTTAAAAACTGAATATATGAAATGTGAAGCAGAAGGCAAAATTTTGGTGGAGCTGCCATCCACCGGTGGAGTTACCAGGGATGGTAAAGACTGGGAGAAGAGGGAGTACATCATGGAAACCAGCGAACGTTATCACAGCAAGATGCGCTTTTCCGTTTGCAGTTTCGATGGTCCTGTTGAGAACCCTCCCAAGGTAGGAGACAAGATCAGAGTTAACTTTACCGTTGAGGCCCGCGAATATAAAGGGAACTGGTATAATGAAGTAAGAGCGCATCGGACGGAGAATATTAACCAATAACATAAAAAGACATGAAACAAGAAAGAAAAATAATTGAGATCGAGTTAGTAAATGATATTTAGGCTCTGATAATGATGCAGGAAATCGCTTTGGGAGAAATAAAGAAGAAAATTCGTGATCAACGGGTTATAGATTTTCAAGAAGACATTCTAAGAATTCTAAAGGCTGTAAACGAGATTGATTTTATTAATATGGACAGTAACTAATAGCTATAATTGATATGAATATGAAACAGACGGTTCAAGAAAGAGCAAAAGAATTATGTGAAGCGTGGGGAATGGAAGCTAACCACGGTTACAGCGTTAAAGATACATTTCAAGCAGGGTTTGTGCAAGGTGCAAATTGGCAGGCAGAGCAATCAATGTCGCAAGAACAGATAGATATGAAAATAGTAGAGCATATCAAAAGTATTGAAATTGATGATAAGCTTAAACTTGGTCAATATATCCTTTGTGCAATATCCGGTATGGCTATAGATATTAATTCTGCAAAAACCACATTAAGTACCGAATTTATCCACAAAGGCAAAAGGTACAAAGCGGAGATGTTGATTACCCAAAAAGAAGTTTAACTAATAATGATAGATTTATGAAAACAATAACAGGCGTAATTCCTTCAAAGAATGAACATAGTCAACAGTCGCATAGCGTTCAAGATGTTGAAACAAATCTTCAAGGGAATCCCATTGTCGCATATCTCCAAAGTGAAGAATCATTTTCCATAGGTGAGGGTTCCCGACAAATAGTGGGAACATGCGTACAGAAAGTGCATTGTAATAGTCTCGATGATATGTTTGCTGCTCTAAAAGCGGGATCCAATTGCGTAGAAATTCCGGATGATGTGTATCAGAGATTAATTGAGCATGCTTTGAAAGCAGGTCATCGAGATAATCCTGGAAAGAGGGGGCGTAACGGTTCTGATATCCTTCAAGAGATTGGGACCATGAAGAGTGAAAGAGTGCCAAGTGGAACATAGACGACAGTTCACAAATGGTTTCTTCAAACCACATCAATCCTTTCATATCTCCTGTAAAAGTTCCGTTGATCAGGTGGTGGCAATACTCGTGAGCAAACTGGTATATCCATTGGCACCAGTAATTCTCTTTTGTTGAAAGATGTATTAAACGTCCATTGGGAATTTTGCTACACATTGGAGTATTATCCCAATGTTCAATTAGACATAGGCAAGATGAAAAAGGGGGTACTTCGAGAGCTGCTGAAAAGTTTATATCAATTGTCTTAATTATGTCATGAATTACTTCATGATTGTAATTTCCCCAATCTGAATTTTCAGATATATATAAGTTAGTTGAGATAGGAACAAAATTACTCATGGTGGTTAAATCTTAAATTTCGATAATGGCAAAAGTAGTAATAATACCCGAAGGGCATATTCATCTTTGGGATAATTTTAAAATTCGATATTTTATTCGGATGTGCTCTTTAATTAATAAAAGTATAGAAATGGAATCAATAACAGATAACAATTATATCTCCGGCAGACTTCTAACCAAACAAGATCGAATACAGTGTATTTGTGATCATATTAATCGCAGCAATGAAGAGTTAACCCGGATCAATGAAAAGCTGGGAGCTAAAGATACTCCCTTGGAAGAGTGGCTGCGTCTTTCAGATATCCGGGGTAGCCTGATGGTTTCTATACACCAGAAGGAAGAAGAGTTGTCACGGTTGACGGATAGCCGCCGGCTTAATCAGCCTAAGCGGGCGAATTATAATTATTAAAAATCATTCAGGATGGAAAAAAAAATAGTAAATCAGAAGTCTGTACTTATACAAACCAAAATCTCACCGGATATAGATCACCGGTTGGATAGAATTTGCAAAGAATACGGTTTTTCAAGCAAATACGAGTTATTGCAAAGCTTGGTTTCTGCTTTTATCAAATATGCAGATCCTGAGTCGGAGCAGCAAAACATAAGTGAATCAGATAGATTTTCTTTAGAGCTGGCCAAGATATTCACAGAGTTGCAGAATAAAAGTCACCGGATAAACAGGGTATCCTCTAACACGGCCAAGTCGTATATCCTTTCAGAGTCGATACAATTATACCAACGTCCGGGCAAGCATGGGATTGTTGGCGTAAAGTATACATTCGGAAAGGACGGTGAGCTTGTCCGTACGGAAAGCAGCAGTAAGATTCTAAAGTCCATAATTGGCCGATTGTTCCCTCAGATGCACCGTCGTTTGTCATCCTTATGTCTGAGTCTTGGCGGTGTAGCACTTGATGACGCGATCTCTTATCTGATTGAGGTAGTCGATCACGGGTTATCACCGAATCATATAGAGAGAGAAATAAAAGAAGAGTTTAACGGGCAATCCGTGGCGGAGAAGCATGTGGATATGACAGGCGACAAGCCTAAACGGAGGCGGGATAACAGTATAAGTATATGAAAAAGAGGGCTACATATAGCAGATTGATACAATCGACGAATTGGCAAAAGATACGGCGTTCGGTGCTGAGGGAAACTCCCCTGTGTGCGGATTGCTTAGAGAATGGTATAAATACATCAGCTACAGAGATTCATCATATCAGGCCTGTGGAGACAGCTATCGGTGATTTGGAGATGGAATCGCTTTGCTTTGACAGAGCCAATCTGGTTGCCTTGTGCCACGATTGTCATGTTGAAAGACACAGGCTTCTCAAAAGCCATTCCAAGGAAAGTGTAAAGGCCAACGCCCGCAGGGCTACTGAGGCTTTTAACCGCAGGTTCTTCGAAGAGTAGGGGGGGATATTTTTTTATCACCCCCTCAATTACTCAAATCCACTCCCTCCATTCATCGACAAAAAGTGGAATTTTGAATCCAGGCCGTGGGGGCATCGGGTTTACCTTAAAACACCGGAATTTGCGCAAAATGGGTATACTTAAAAACTTTAACATTTCAATATGACTAAAAAGGGCGATAAGATTGAAAATATAAAGACCGTCATACGCCGGCATTTGCAAAAGGCCGATGTATACGCACCGGAATTGTCGTATCAAATAGAGCTGGCCGCTTCGGATATTTTGTTATACCGGAAGCTGCGGGAGAAGGCGCTATCGGAAGATACGCCTATCACGGTTACGGAATATTCAAGGGAGGGCAAGCCGCGGGAAAAGATCAATCCGGTTTTTGCCGCGATGAAAGAGCAGGCGGATGTAGTGCGCAGAGACCTCCGTTCCCTGTATATGAACCGGGAGTTGAAGCGCAATGAAAAAGCGAGGGAGAACGAATCGGATCCTTTGGAGGAGATGATGAAAAAGCTGAATGAAATAGATAAAGAAGATATCGGTACCGGACAATGACAAAGGACGAAGAGGAAGAGGCAAGAAAAATAAAGCTGAAGCATTATCAGGAGGTATGCAGCATAAACCTGGATAATTACCGACTGCATGAGACCGACCATCGTCTCAGGCTTTATATCGAGGATATCATATCTGATGTTGAGGCTCACAACCTGTATGAAATACTGGCCGTGCGTCGCTTTTTTATGCTCCGTGATAAGTACGTTTGGCGTCCGAATAAGGTAAAGAAGTTCATTGTATTCTATGAATCCCTGAAATTTTCCGGCATGAAGGGCCGGCAGTGCTACAAGCTGACTCCGGTACAGGTTTTTCAGTTCGCCTCGATCTTAGGGTTTTATCAATGGGAGGCAGAAGGCGGGAAAACGGTTCTTCGCCGTTTGGTCCGCCGGGCCATCCTGTTTGTCCCCCGTAAGTTTTCGAAAACCACCAGTTCCTCTTCTTTGGCCGTGAGTGAATTGTTGTTCGGGGATGCCAATGCCCAGGCATATACGGCTGCTAACGGCTACAAACAAGCGCAGGTTTGCTTTAAGGAGATATCCAAGATCGTCAAGCAGTTGGATCCCAAACGCAGGACGTTTAAAAAGACACGCGAGCATATAGAATGGCGTGAGAACAAGTTCGGCAAAGAATCCTTTGTCGAGTGTCTCTCCGGTGGGGCTGATACAAAAGATGGTCTTAACGCCTCCCTGATTATTTTCGATGAATATGCTGCGGCTAAGTATGTCAAGGATCATTCCGAGGGTGCGGAATTGCTTCAGGTCTTAGAGTCTTCTTCTGGGGCCAGGGACGAATATCTGACGGTCATTATAACCACGGCATCAAGGGTGGTTGACGGGCCGTTTGTCTTAGAGTTGGATATTGCCAAGAAGGTCCTTTCAGGTACTTATGATGATGATACGTTGTTTGCCTCGATATTCATGCCGGACGAATGGGAGACGGACGGGGACGCTTTGGGCGATCCGGGTGTCTGGAAGAAATGCAATCCGCATATCGGTATAACCGTCAAGGAGTCGTTCTACAGAACCATGTACAGGCAGGCCCTGCGTGATCCCGAGAAGATGTTGGAGTTCAAAACGAAGTTGCTGAATATATTCGTGTCTGCAGGAACGAAGGTATGGATCAGCCAGAATCTGGCACGGTCATTGGCGGATCCGGGATTCGATATCGACAGCTTGTCCGGCCGTCCTCCCACAATGGTATCGCTTGACCTTTCCGTCAGTGATGACCTTTCGGCTGTGAATTATATGCTTTATTCCAAAACGCTTAAAAAATTCTATTCGTGGACTGATTACTACATCCCGGAAAAGACCCTGGAAGAACATCCCAATGCAGAATTATATAGATACTGGATATCCAAGGGGTATCTTAAGGTTTGTCCGGGGGCGGTGATTGATGACTCTATGATCGTAACGGATATATTGAACCGGAATAAAAAGTTATGGATATTGCAGATAGGCTATGACTCTTATAAGAGCCAAGAGATAGTTAATTCTCTGGGTGCCGCTTTTGCATGTATTGGTCGGAACCCGGAGAAAGTACTTAAAGCCGTCCCGCAAACGTTTGGCGCGTTCACCTCACCCGTTGAGACGTTTGAGATGGCGGCAAAGAAAAGGCCGGCAGGTATCGTGCTGGCTGATAATCCGATCACATTCTGGATGTTCGGTAACGCTTATCTTGAAGAGGACCGCATGGAGAATAAGAAACCGGTAAAGAGAAAGGCGAACGCTAAGATAGACGGGGTCATTGTCAACCTGATGTCCATGTGGCTTTTTAATAATTACGTTTGGTAAAACGGGTAATCTAAAACAGCGTATCGGCCGGATAAGTAGAATCAATATTTATCCAAATGAAATTAGGCAGATATCAACTTACATTTTCAAGGGAGGAGCCGAAAGCGGCCAAATCGGAAAAAGGTGCCCGTTATACGGATCGGGCGCAACATGTCCATACGCCATCCGACGCCATGAAAATAGCCGCTGTATACCGTGCGGTCTCCCTGATTTCCGATTCTGTCGCCACGCTGCCGTTAATCTACAAGCGTCGTGACAGGTCCGGAAATTATTTCAAGCCCTACGATACCGGTCCGGGAGCCGTTCTCCATAATTTGCTTACGGTCCGTCCCAATCGCCGGCAGACTTCATTTATACTTTTTAAAAATCTGGTTTCACAGGTGCTGTTGCTTGGCAATGCCTATGCCTATTTACGCAGGGACTCTTATGGGCATCCCATGGAATTGCTGTTGCTTACGCCCTACAGCTGCTCTTATGACCCGTGGAGTGATACATACTATGTTGAGGACTCTATAAACAGTGTCCGGGGTATCTTTCCCGGTGATGAAATATTGCATTTTAAGAATGTAAGTCTTGACGGCGGGTATACGGGAGTATCTACTATCAGCTTTGCCGCGCAAACTCTGGGCATTGCCGCCACTGCCGCCACGGAAACTCAGACCCGCTTTGCTACCGGAGGTAAGTTCAAGGCCATTCTTCACAATGATTATAGCGTGAAGGGATGGGGTGAGTATCAGGATGACCAGATGAAGAGCAATGCCGAACAGATACAGGAGGCTATTGACTGCGGACAGGATATCATACCGGTAAGGGGTGACGGAAAACTGGATCAGCTCTCCATGTCCTCCGTGGATATGCAGTTCCTGGAAAACATCAAGCTCACCATTACCGAGATAGCCCGATTTTTCAATGTTCCCAAAAGCAAGCTCTTTGATGATTCCAATGCTAATTACAAGAGTGCGGAGATAGCCACGGTAGGATTTTATGCGGATTGCCTGAGCCCTATCCTTACCATGATAGAGAGTGAGTTTAAGGCTAAGTTGATACCTTGGAAGGCTTATTCGGATTATAAATTCAAATACGATCTGTCAAGGCTGTACACAACTGACCTTACTACCAAAGGCGTATATCAGGCCAAGCAGATAGCGAACGGGCTTCAGACGGTCAATGATTTGCGGCGTCTGGAAGACTGCCCGCCTGTCGAGGGTGGGGAGCAGGTCTTCATAACATGTAATATTGCCCCCATCAATAGCCCTAAGATTTCCGGTGAAGTCTCCGGCGGGAATACCATACCCCAAAAAGACGATCAACCGGGTAAACCATAACATACTTATTCCAGGAATTATATATGACAGAAAAAGAACAGAAAAAAAGAGAAAGCAGGTTTTTCACCGGGCAGGGACAACCCCGGTTGCGTGAAACCAAAGGCGGAGAGGAAAGCAGCCGTATTATCGAAGGGTATGCGATTGTTTTCGGCGTGCAGAGCCGTTTGTTGGCTGACTGGGGAGACGTTTACCGGGAGATCATTGAACCGGGAGCGGTAACACAGGAGGATCTGGATAGGTTTGATATCAAGATGACTATCTGGCATAACCGTGAGCGGCTTCTGGCCAGAAGCAACAGGGGGCAGGGAACATTAAAATTGACGGTCGATGAAACAGGTGTCTACTATTCTTTTGAGGCCCCTGATACACCGGATGGCGCTACGGCATTGGAGTTGGTAAAAAGAGGGGACTTGACCGGTTCAAGTTTCATTTTCTGGTCGGATGAAACTACATCCGTATCCTATACGAAAGATACCGAAGGAATGACGATACGCCATGTAAACCGGATCGATGAAATCTTTGATATGACCATAGCGAGCGATCCGGCTTATGCGGAGACCAGTGTAACGGCCAGGGAGATGGACGAAGCCGTACGCCGGACAGATGACGGTAATAGTTCCGGAAAGGAAAACGAAGGAAATAAACGTGAAATAACCAACATCCGGATGACCAGCCAACGAGAATTTTATTATTAACTATTAATATTTAGAGAAATGAAAGAAAAGAAAATGACAGTTCGTGAAATGATCGAAGCACGTTTTAACAATTGCACCCGTATGAATGAAATTGCCGATGCTGCTGAGGCTCGGGAAGGCAAAGAGCTGACCGATGCGGAGAAATCGGAAGTTCAGAAGTTAGAGCGGGAAAACCGTATTTATGACCTTCAAATCGCCGGTTCGGGAGTTGCGCCCGTCGCTTCTCCGGTAAGTCGTGAGGCAGGTTTCCAGAATTGGATACGTGAGCGTGCCAAAGAACATGATATGCAGGGATGCGCGTTGAAGCGTGAAGCTATTATGGTATCTACCAATGCCGCACCGATGATTCCATTGGCGATTAACGATATTGTAAAGCCGTTGGAAGAGGGGTTGATCCTTGGTAAAGTGGGCTTGAAAGTACAAACCGGATTGTCAGGTAATTATGTATGGCCTACCGTAGCGGCCATTGAGGGTGAATGGGCCGGAGAAAGTGTGGAGCTGACAGATAAGACTATTGCGATTGATAAGATCGTTCCGTCCCCATATCGATTGGGGGCTACTATCTCTGTGACCAGCCAATTGATTAACCAAACGGACGGAGTCGCATATGCGGTTGTAAAAGAGCAAATTCCGATGGCCATCACCCGGACACTTAACAAGACGATGTTTAGCCCGGTGACAGTTAATGCGAATAAGGTTAACGGCCCGTTTGTCGCTTGTAAGACCGCTCCCGCCAAAGCTATCGGAGCGTTAACTACTACTGCTTTGAGAAAAGCGGCCCTGCATATCACGTTTGCCGGTGAACTTCCCACATATAAGGAGTTGCTTGCCATGAAAGGTATCATCTTGGCTAAGGGGATCATTTCCGATGGCACTTTCTGTTATGTGATGGATGAATATACAAAATCCATGCTTGAATCGACTCCCCGTGATGCCGGTTCCGGACTGATGATCATCGAGAATGATAAAATCGCCGGTGTTCCTGTCTTCTGTACAAATTACATCAACAACGACGGGGGCATTCATGTAGGTTTGGGTGTTTGGTCCTATCAGGCGCTCGGCCAGTTTGGCGAGCAGCGCTTTATTGTGGATCCTTATACCAAAGCTTCAAAGGATACGACGGTATTGACCCTTAATGGCGATTGGAGCATGACAACCCTTCGTCAGGAGGCTTTCTTGCTGGGTGACTGCACAACCGGAGCGGTTGGCGGATAAACGTATATCAATAACCGGGAAGGGCGGACATTTGGAGAGTGCCGCCCTTTACCCTGAAAAAGATCTGTTATGACTGTAGATAAACTTCGCATCGTATCGCTTGATGCCTTAAAAAGGCAAATGAAGATTGATTTTGAAGAGGAGGATGATCTTATTGTAATGTACGGAGTAGCGGCGGAGGACGCCATAATCAACACTACCCGCAGGAGTTACGAAGAGTTGGTCATGGAAAACCGAAAAAGGAAATCGGATGAAACCGCCGGGTTTCCGGCAATGTTGTATATCGCTATCCTGATGATGGCCGCACAACTTTACAAGAACCGTGAGCCGGTTAGCGGTCTTTCTCAGGCCATTGTCCCTTATACGCTTGATTATATGTTGAAACCCTGGATAAAATTAGAGCCATGATAGAGAGTGGTACTTTAAATGATCGGATCAGGTTTTTATCCCCTGTCACCATCCGCAACAAATACGGCGAACAGCTTACTTCATGGGAGCCATCGTACACGTGTTGGGCGAAGGTTACATATAACAAAGGTGTGAGGGCTATAACAGCGGGTGAAGTTTGGTTGCCTAATACGGTGTCGATCCTGGTGCGATACACAAATAAGATCCATGACCGGCAGCGTATCGTATGGAACGATAACACTTATCGTATTGAGAGCTTCAACGCCTCTAAGAAGGATGGATCGGCTACGATTATAGCTACAAAAATTGATGAAGGGACAGAGAAAGGAGATTAGAATATGGGATATTACAAAAACAATCCGGGGGCCCAAAGAGGGCATAAGGTTGTAGATATAGATGCCAGCCAGGTCGTGAAGCTGTTAAACAAGATTGATATTGAAAATGCCATACCTAAAACTGAAAGAAAAAAGATTTTGCGGAATGCGATGAAGATCACGCAAAAGGCAGTAAGAGAAGGTTATAGGAGTTCAGTTCATAGTGATCCCCGAAAAGCCATTCAAGGGGTTAAAATATCAGTTTATCGTGAGGGGATGGGGGCTACTGTCAGTCTTAATAACCCTAAATCCGGCCGGAGCAGCAAGGTTGTAAGGGCTTCAATTACCAGGACAGGCGGTGCCAGTGGCATATTAAGGCATAGAAAAAGATCTGAGCGTACGGAGCAGATAGACGGATATTGGGGTAGGGATCGGGCGTTCATTCTTCGGTTTATAAATAAAGGGACAATTGAGAGGGTTGCGTTCAAAAGGACAAGATCCAAGTCCGGACGTACGGCCAATAGAGGGATTATCTCCGCCAGAGGATTCTTCAGACGTTCGGTGGATGGGGCGAAAGTTGCCACGGAGCAATATTTAGCCGGTCAACTCAATACGAGAATTGCTTCTTGTGCCAGGAGTGCGGGAGCTGAAGTAAAGAAATAGATATAATAATTTATAGAGATGAGTTTATTAATAGGAGAACATATAAGTAGTGCGCTTGGCTTAAGTGCCGTTGTCGCGTCGAAGTTCGGAGATCGGATATTCCCTATCGTTATTCCTGAGGGTGTTTCCCGATACCCTTATATCGTATATGGCGGTTTGTCTATTCAGCCTGACTACACAAAAGACGGTGCGGGACAGGACAATACGCAGGTTCAGGTGACAGTTGTAGGCAAAGGGGTGAGTGAAACGATCGAGACGGCAAACGAGGTCCGTTATGAACTGGAAGGCATACGGGCGGGATATGTCAAATTTACGGTAAATGACTGTACGGTATCATCTATAGATGTAGAGTACCTTCAGGAAATAGACGCATATGCGGTAAATATAGTGTTTAATTTTAAAACGAATGACAAATGAGTAAAGCAAAAGCAGTATTAGGTAAGGATTTCATGTTGTTTGTCGGCGGAAAGGCGCTGGCATTGGCAACCTCCTGTAAATTGTCGATTTCGGCAGAGACGATCGACACGCAAAGCAAAGATTCCGGCATTTGGACGGAAAAGGACATTAAAAAACTCTCCTGGAATGGTTCAAGTGAGAATTTATTCAGCGCCGATAAAGGTATAAGCGGTTATGATACCCTATTTGATCTGATGCTAAATTGCCAGCCGGTTGAGGCAAAATTCGGTATCCCGGCAAATGCCGATGCTTCTGAGGTTCCTTCGGGCGGTTGGTCCCTTCCGGCGGCATCGTATTCCGGGCAGGTACTTATTACCAGTTTGGAACTCAACGCTCCGGACGGTGACAAAACCACGTTTTCGGCAACGTTTGAGGGGACGGGCGCGCTTAGTCCGAGAGCGTCAGACGGTCCGGTAGAGGATCCGACCGCATAGCATAGCGGAGAGGGCGGAAAGTCCGCCTTTTCTTTGTTTAATCTCAACAACTTATCACAATGAAAACAATTACTATAAAAAAACAGGATTACGTTTTAAAATATACATTACGTGCCTTTTTTATTTTTGAGAGCCTCGCGGGGAAACAGTTTGAGTTCGGGCGGATGATTGATGAATACCTGCTTTTCTATTCTGTTCTTTTGGCGAACAACAAAGACTCTTTCCTTATGTCTTTTGATGAATTTGTTGAGGCGTGCGATTCTGATCCGTCTCTTTTTGCGTCGTTCAAAGAGTTCTTCGTAAAACAGATCGAACTACTTGAACAGGCTGCAGATGCCGATATAAAAAAAAAGACAGCTCCGAAGAAACGTGCAGTGTCCGGGAACTCTATGCCCGCGTCGTAGGCGAGGGTGGCGTTGCTCCTGATTACTTCCTTGATAAAATGACGCTCGCCGAAGTCCGCTGTTTTTTAGAGGGACTGATCAGGCGCAACCGGGAGAGCTGGGAGCAGACCCGGATCGTTGCATATGTCATTGCGCAAGCGAACAGTACAAGGGATTTGGAACCGTCGGATGTTCTTTGTTTCCCCTGGGATGTAAAGGAAGAGAAAGGGCAAACGACGGTTACGGATGAAGAGATGGAGATGTTGAGAGAAAAAGCAAAACTAATCGAAAAAGAGATAAATCATGGCTGATATAATTACAAGGTTGGTACTTAAATCGGATGCTTTCGATGCAAACCTAAAGCGGGCGAAAGGTTCGGTAAACAGTTTTCAGAATGATATTTCCAGTATGGCGAAAACCGCCGAGGCTGGTATAATGAAGTTTGCCGGGACAATTGGCGTTGCGATGGGGGCTTATGAAGGTTTCAATAAACTAATGAATAGCAGCCAAACACTAAGCGATGAATACAATAGGACTATTGAAGGCCTAAAGGGTGCTGTAGACAATTTTTTCTATTCAATTGGTTCGGGGGACTGGACACCGTTTTTTAATGGATTGGATGAAACTATACGGAAGGCTCGTGAGGCTTACAATGCGATGGATCAGCTTGGAAATACAAAGATGTCGTACGGCTATTTTAATATGAAAAATCAGGCGGAGTTTCAAAAGCAAATAACAATACTAAAAGACAAAGATTCAACAGAAACCCAAAAAGATGAAGCCCAAAAGCGACTGGATGATGTTTTAAAGGATCAACGGGAAATTGTAGACCAACTCGGCAGACGATCTACGGAAGCGGTGCAGGCGCTTGTTGCTGCATCCACCGGAATAAGTGCGGCCGACGTATCAATGGTGAGTGTAGATCGAGTTTCCCGTTTCGATGTCAGCGCCATGGGGGACACCGAAAAGAAACAAGCAGAAAAAGAGTACCAATACTTTAAGAATATGGAAGCCGCACTACGTAAGAAATATACAAAAGTGGAGACTGTAGAGACTGGGGCAGGTATGAATAGAAGTTGGTCAACGGTAAAGACGCTTGATTATGAATCTTATAATAAAGCCATGGCTCCCATGATAGCAAAATATCAAGATGCTATAGTATATAATGGTATGCTTGTTAAAGAGAGCGATGAATGGTTAAAGAAATTATATGGTATAAGATCAGAAGCATTTGCAGCCGAACAAGCCTATGAGTCAATGACAAAAACCGCAAATAGAGCATCGCAGGCAGGCGGGAAAGATTCAAAAGAAGACAAAGATGAAAAACCATTAAAGGATACACTTGCATGGTATGATGCGGAGATATCCCGCCTTAATAAAAAACTGTCTAAAGAAACAACGATGCAGGCTCGTGCAACTGTTCAAGCTGCAATTAACGAACTCGAGAAGAAAAAGGTTAATATTAAAATAGTAGTTGAGCAGGAAGTTTTCAAAGGAAAATATGGAGACATGAAAGGCGGGTTGCCTTCCATTAATCGTCCGGGTGATCAAATTGGACTAATGCATAATGATAAAGGTTTTAAATTGCCTAAGTTCGAATCTCCTATCAAGAAAAAGGATATTGATTTAAATAAATTATATGCTGAATCCCTGGGTAGTATTGCAAATTCTTTCGGTTCAATGACTTCAATGTCCGAACAGTTTGGTAATGAAGGTGTATCTTTCATGTTTAATGCTATGGGTTCAATTTCTCAGATGATTGTACAACTTCAATCATTGGCAACCGCACAAGGGGTTGCAAGTGCTTTCGCTTTACCTTTCCCGGCAAACCTTGGAGCGATAGCGACGGTAATAGCGACGGTTACAAGCATTTTTGCAAGTCTTCCCAAATTTGAGACAGGCGGCGTTGTTCCCGGCATTTCGTTCGGAGGCGATAAGGTATTAGCCCGGGTCAATTCGGGCGAAATGATTTTGAACGGTTCACAGCAAGCGAACTTGTTTAAAATGCTCAATTCAAAGTTATATGCTGGATTAGATGTTAGCCAGCCAAATATTACGCCATCGGTAGGGCATCTTGCCGGGTTGATTGCACCATCTGAAAATAAAGTCCAGGTAGAGTTTGGAAAAGCCAGAGTAACCGGTCCGGATATTATACTTTCTGTAAATAACACATTAAAAAAACAAGGAAAGAAACCATTATGAATTATGGCACAATATATACACTCCCTTTTCGGTCACGGAAAGAAGATAGTTGCTTGGTAGAGATCCAGAAAGAGGACTATACGGGACAAGTTACCGAGTTGACAGGTAGTGGCGAAGCTCCTTTTTCCATTGAGATTGCAGATGATGATTTTCTTTATGTTCCTGTTCGTTTTTCAACGGCTACTATAAGAGTGGTTGGGACTGACTATTTACAAAGTCTTTACTCTACCGGATACAGGCAATATCGGGTAATATTTAAGCGTTCCGGGATAGTGACGTGGTGTGGCTTTATCAAGCCGGAGTTGTACACGCAAGATTATAGCGGTACTATATTCGAATTGGAACTTGAATGTATCAGCGCTATGTCCGTTTTGGAATATATAGATTATAAAATCAAAAACGAGGCGGAAAAAGGGTTTGTAACTTTGTGGGAATTATTAACCCGTTGTGTCTCTGAATCTCGAGGTTGTTATTCAAACGTATATATTCCACATGTTTACGCAAAGGATAAATCGGATTATACGGCTTGGACAAATGTTCTGCAGGAAATGACGATAAGTGAACAGAACTTCTTTGATGAAGACGACAAGCCAATGAAATTAAAAGAGGTGCTTGAAGAAATATGCAAGTTCCTCAATTGGACTTGTATAGATTGGAAGGGCGACCTTTACTTCGTAGATGTAGATCATGCAGGTGATTACTATAAGTATACATTGGACTTTTCCGCATATACAACTGTGAGAGGATTTGCTATCAGCGTTCAGAAAGTGGACTTTAGCGGCGATAATCATACGCTCGATATTTTGGGAGGTTATAACAAAGTAACTGTGAAAGACAGTAATTATCCGGTTGAGAATTTATTGCCTGATGAGGATTTCAAGAAAGATAAAAAGCTCTTGTCCAGATTAAATAGCCGCCTCGATAGAAGGTGTTACCGGAAGTTTCTTTACCCCAAGAATTGGGATATGTTCTTATACAATGAAGGGAAGGTTATTACAAATAAGGATTTAGAGCTCTACGCCTATGGCGCTCACGAATTCGAAGGCGGAATCTTGGAAAGGTATTGTAACTATAAAATAGAGGATGGCAAACCGGATATATCCGACTATTCGTTTACCGATGTAATTCAAATCAAATGGCCTAAAGAGAGATACGGCAACGATGTGCCCAACGAAGGCGGAGGGAAAGTTATGACAATAAAGGGTGCGGCGGCTGTATATTCAACAGGTATATTTTGCGTATCCGGAAGCTATAAGTTTATAAACGTAGACGATATGATCCCCTGGGATAACAGCAGTACGCCAACACATCTTTACGCTCAAATTCGTATAGGGAATATGTATTACGGAAGCCTGAGACCGGGTGCTGGACAGCCGAATGAATGGGCGGCTAATCCCGGATATACTTTTAAATTGGATTGCGAGAGAACAGGTGCGGAGCAGGATTATTACCCTATGATAAATCAAAAAACTTTAGATATGCCCTATTCAGGGGTAACGGGAGTTATAATACCGATAGACCGGGTTTTGAGAGGTGATTTTGAATTTACGTTACTAACCCCTATCGGACAGTCGTTCCGGACAGGAGGCGTACTGGTGAAAGATTTTAAACTGTCATATCATAGGCCGGATGACGACGAAACATCTGATAACTCGGATCGTACGTATGAAAACGTCGTTAACGAGGATTATATTAACGAATTGGACGAAATCGAATTTAAGATATCCAGTTACAATAATGATGGGGCGTGCTACAGCAAAGTAATGTTAGGCGATAATTACCTAACCGATAACCTCTATTCTTCTATTGAACAGAAATTAGTCCGGCCGGAAGAGCATTTAATCCGTCGCATCATTAATCAATACGGGTATACTAAAACAAAGCTTATGCAGGTATTAATAGACGACGAAGCGATTACGCCTATCACAGCTATAACCGATAAGTATCAGATAAACAAACGGTTTACGATCACGGGCGGTACAATTGACTTCGCAATGAATCAGTTTAATTGTAAGATGATTGAAAATGGTAGATATTAAAACTACATCCATTCCCGCAAAGCCCCGGTCAAAGAACTATCCAGCCGGGGCTGTTATCACCCGGACGACTGGCGGCGTTACTATTAACGGCGGAGGCGGTGGAGGCGCTTCGGTTGACATTGTAAAGGCTACCGATACAAAGTCGTTTACCGATAGCAACGTACTGTCATCGCTCCGGACTCTTTTAGAGATTCGTTCGCGTATCATTGCCGAATCGGATACCGCCACAGAATTAACCGATGATAATACGCTTTCTTCAAAGCGTACTTTGAAGGAGATAGATGCAGCGATAGAGGCTGTGCTAAAGAAAATCGAAGAACTTTATATCAGTAAGAAAAACGATGATACCGCATCCGGTGTCATTACGTTTTTGCGCGGAATTATAGCGAATGCGCTTTCTTTATTTAAGAAAGGCGCCAGTTTTGGGAACTTTACACCCGGTATCAGTGGCGCTATTATTGACGAAAACGGCGAGATTGAAGCGAAAAGCCTTGTTTTGCGCAGCTTTTTATCCGTTCCCGAACTCCGGTATAATAGAGCGATAGTGTTCAAAGGAAAACAGATTATCAGTCCGGGCGGCGGATGTGTTGTTAAACAGTTCATTACGGTAGATGAAAATAAATGGTTAATTCTTCCTGTGTTGGAAGAGGGGGAAGCATTGTCTTTTAAAGAGGATGATATCCTGTTAGCATATTGGCATGACAAAGACTCACAATCCGGCGCATTCAAAGGATTCCGGGAAATGAAGTTCCGTGTAACGGCTCTTTCCGGAGAAGAAGGATTTATTATCGTACCTAAACCCGGGAGCGGTTCTATTCCGGCTGCATCTATGACACTTGCGCATACCGGGAACTTTACCGATACAGAACGTCAGACCTATATAATGATAGACTCGACGTTAGGAAATAATAGTTTAACCTTTTTTGATGATGCAAATACGTGGGACGTGGAACCGGCACAGGAAAAAAGCTGGATCGGAAAAAAGAAAAACCGTATCGTCGCCGGCATTGATTGTTCTAAGTATTCCGCCGTATTTCAAAATATCATCATGTCCGGTAAGATATTTCAGGTTGATGATATTACAGGAGAATCTATCCGGGTTCCGATTGAGAAAGGAGAATATGTTTCCGAACAAAGATACGCATATTATGATCGCGTTTCTTATAATCGTGCGATGTGGCTTTGTGTCAATGAAAACGGAACGACATCGGAGCCTTCGGACTCGAATCAGGACTGGTTAAAACAAGCCTATGCAGTTGATTCGTCTTCGTACTGGCTTACCGCCAATGCCACTCAGGTGGTCATACGACCGAACAGTGTCGTACCAATATGGACTATTGTTAACTGCAAGAAACAGACGGGCGCCGGTTCTGTCGAGAACTGCAATTCTTTTTATCTCGCATATAGAAGAGTGGATGCGGACGGTACGAAGGTTACGGCAAGTGCTAACCCGACAAGTTCCACTGTTGTTGCCCCATCAAAGACAACTACCGCCCTCTCTGTTCGCGCTTACGCTGTGAAATCGGATGCGGAGGCGTGGAATAATAACTATGTAGATGAAATCGCATTCGGCATCGTTAAAGACGGGAGCGATGGTAAAGACGGTAAGGACGGAAAAATCTACGAATATATCTATAAAAGGACCGAAACAGAGACAAGCCCCGCTACCCCTGACGAACAATATTTAGCGTCCGGCTGGACCGATGACCCGGTAGGGGTTGATTCTTCGTATGCGTATGAATGGGTGTCTCAGCGCATAAAAGACGGTGAGACATGGAGCGGATTCTCTGCACCTTCCTTGTGGGCACGGTATTCTAAAGACGGAGAAGATGGTAAGCCGGGCGAGGGAGCTGTAGTACGTTGGCTTACGACGAGTGCTACACAGGTTATTATCAAACCGAATAGTGTTGTGCCTATCTTTATAACAGTAAGATGTAAACAGCAAATAGGAACTAATCCTGTCGAGAATTGCAATTCTCTTTATGTTGTCTACAGAAGGGTGGACGCAAACGGTACAAATATTCTGGTAAATTCAACATTGGGCACACATGTTGTTGCCCCCTCTAAAACAACGACAGCCTTATCTGTTCGCGCTTACGAAAACAAAACAGATGCGGAGGCTTGGAACAATAACTATGTAGATGAAATAGCATTCGGAATTGTTAAAGATGGCAGGGATGGTATAGACGGTGTTGATGGTAAAGAACACGAATTTATCTACAAGAGAACAAGTACAGGAATAAAACCTACTACCCCCGATGAACAATATTTAGCGTCCGGCTGGACCGACGATCCGGTAGGAGTTGATTCTTCATACGCGTATGAATGGGTATCTCAGCGCATTAAGGATAACGGAATATGGGGGAATTTTTCCGTACCTTCCTTGTGGGCTCGTTATTCCAAGGACGGAACTGACGGTAAGCCCGGCACAGATGGTAAGCCCGGTACTGATGCCACGTCCTATTGGCTAACATCAAACGGAAGTAACTTTACTTATTCGTCGGGCGGTGTATTTTCTCCCGGCAATATCACTGTATACTGCAAGAAAAAGACAGGGGCCAGCGATGCGATGACATGCAGTGATTTTTTTATCAGGGTGAAAAAATACAGAAATGGAGCGATTAGTGATCATGACTATTCAAGTTCAAAGCGCTTTAACGTAGTAATCACTCCAAGCTTCTACGATAGTTCTTATATAGTGAGGGCGTATCAAAATTTGAACGATAATAATAGCTGGACCGATAATTTTGTAGCTGAATCAATCATAGGTGTCGTAAAAGATGGTCAAGGCGGCGGTTCCAGTACACCCGGTCCTCCGGGTGCAGATGGCCAGCCTGGCACTGATGCCACCTCCTACTGGCTTACTTCTACGAGTACTACCGTTGTATTTAGAAGCACGGGAAGCATTGTTCCTATATTCATAACAGTGAGATGTAAGAAGCAGACGGGCGCCGGTCCTGTAGAGAACTGCAATTCCTTTTATCTCGCATATAGAAGAGTGGATAAAGACGGTACGAAAGTGACCGTGGGCAGCGCCCAGTCAAGCTCCACTCTAATGACGGTAACAGCGAGTACGACGTCACTCGGAGCAAGGGCCTATGCTGTTAAATCGGATGCGGAGGCTTGGAATACCAACTATGTAGATGAAGTAAACATAGGTATCATAAAGGATGGGACCAATGGTGCAAATGGCGCAATGCCTCGTGTATGTGGAAGATATTCAAGCGGGGTTCCTTATGTTTGGGATGACAACTACAGGGATATCGTGTTTCATTCCTTTGGAGGCGTTAATTATATCTTTCAGGTTAAAGTCTATGGTTCTTCTGTAACAACTCCGCCAGTGTCAGTAGACGGTGACGATAACTGGGAGCCGGCCAACCGATTTAGTTTCGTTGCTACAGATACGTTGCTTGCTGATGGTGCCAACATTGCGGACTTTATGTACAAGAATGGCGTAATGCGTTCTCAGGCAGAAGTAAACGGCATTCCCAATCTGATGTTGAACGGCAATACAGGGGAGGTAGATATAAGGATAGGTACATTTAGGGGAAAGGTAAACACGCCATTTACTTTGCTTGGGGATTCTGACGCTCAGATTGTTTCCGGCATGACTAACACTTTCTTGCTGAAGGATAATCTTAACATAGCCACGAGTTGCAAATACATGTGCACGAATGGAGCTACCATCGTACTACCTACAGACATAAAGTATAACGGTGCTAATGTAACCATATTGGATTTTACTTATCCCCCGTATAACTCCGATATAGCCTATACAACTGTACTTGTTGAAGGTGGGGATACGTTCGGGAATACATTACATACAGAGTCGCAAGATCAGTCTCAATGGTTTGAATCAGACTTAATCAACATTCGTGGGGGAATAAAGGGATTTATTGCCGTTCCCGCTTACAGTACCAGCGGGACTTTTACTAAAGTTAAATGGTTTTTAAAGAAATAATATGATTATGAAGTATTTGGTATTTATTGCGCTATTATGCGCTTCGTGTGAGGAGAGCTTTATGCAAGACTTTCCGACAAAAGGTAGTTACATTGGAACTTTCACAGACTCCGGTAATTCTGACTGTATTAACAACATAGTTCTAACTACTGATACTACCTATAAGGAGTTTGATTATACACTATCAATTAATAGAACACAATGACGATGATTGACTACATGAAAAATCTGTTCGTAGGTTTGCTAACCGGATTAGCAGCCTACTTAAACCCGATCAGCGGAGATATTAAAAGCCTTGTTGCTCTTTTTTTCTTTAACTTCCTGTTTGGCCTGGCCGCCGGCCTACTGGCCAATAATGAAAGTTTTAGTTTAAAGAAGGCATTCCGGTGTATCATTGAAGCGATGGTATTTTTTCTGCTCGTAGCCGCTATTTACTTTATCGGCTACCACAAGGGAAATCCGGACGGAGCTTTACAATGCGTATCGTTTATAACTTACTCAATATTCTATTTTTATGGCGTGAATATTCTACGCAATTTGAAACTAATGGCTACGCCCGGAACAGCATTCTATAAAGTTGTATCGTTCCTGTATTACGTCGTTAGCGTCGAGTTTATCAAGCACATACCGTTTTTAACTAATTATCAAAAGGAGGCGACAAAATGAAGTATTTTACAATCAAAGAACTTAGCCACAGCGATACGGCCGTAGCGCGTGGAATCGATAACTATCCAACGGCCGAAGCTATTCACAATTTAATAAAGTTGGTTGAGAATGTTCTCGACCCGCTTCGGGAAAAGTACGGCAAGCCCATCCGGGTAAGTTCCGGCTATCGAAGCGCTATTCTCAACCGAAGCGTTAACGGTGCAACATCCAGCCAACACCGATTAGGGGAGGCGGCTGATATTACAGTAGGAAGTAAGGAGGAAAACCGGAAGCTGTTTGAGATCATCTGGCAGGAATTGCCCTTCGACCAGCTAATTGATGAAAAAGACTTTTCGTGGGTTCACGTGTCATTCCGTGAAGGTAGAAACAGAAAACAAGTGTTGAAGCTATGAAATATCTACCTTATATCGTTATCGCAGTTCTTATCCTGTTTATCGTGTTCCGTCCGGCAAGGGTGGAACACGTACCGGGTGAAGTGGTCAGAGATACGGTGACCGTGATTGATACGGTTCGTGATACAGTTCCAAAACCGTATCGGATCGAGGTTATGCGAATGGATACTTTTTATTTACCTATTTTTGTAGGTGATTCGTTGGAGGTAGATTCTGTACCTGTTGTACTTCCCATTGAGAAGAAGGAATACAAGACGGATGAATATCGAGCCGTAATTAGTGGATTCCGTCCTAATCTCGATTTTATTGAGACGTATAATAGTAAACGGACTATTATCAATACTTCCAGAGCAAAGCGCTGGGGGTGTGGTCTACAGATTGGATATGGTTATCCTGATAGAATAAATATTGGTGTAGGTATTTCTTACAATTTGTTCATATGGTAAATTATATATTTATTCTATAGAAGTGTTACAAGAGGGACAATTATACGATTTTTTATTAAAATCTCTATAAAAGAAAGTCTTGCAATTTGGACACTTTCTAACTTTCTGCTTTATAAAAGTATCTATGTCAAGATTAAGACATGTAGAGTATGCAATGCGAACATCTTGAAATGCATATTCGTTTACGGACTTAGCATTCTTTCGAGACACAAGACCTATTTTTTTAAGATATTCAGATGTCGTCCATGGATTAATTATGTTTCTTATAGCGGGGGTGTCTGCTGCCACTTTATTGGAAACAAGCTCTTCGATTGTAAATGAAACACATCCAGTTTTATGCAAATGAGCTAAATTACTTTTATTTAATATTAATTCTGATGTTTTGTCTATAGAAAACATGCGTAATGAATTGTTTACTACTGATTCATTAAATAGAAAGTCTTTGGGGTTATATTTAAACTGTTCAGACATTATTCTAAAACAGATGCGTACACAATCTCTTGGGGATAATTCAGAAAAAAGAATAATGCGTCCAAGAGAACGCAAATCTTTAAACATTTTTGAAAAATCATATACTTTTCCTCTACTATATGATTCTACTCTTTTATTGAGCATTGTTACCAACTGTTTTGTCTCCCATTTTAAATCGAAGGATACGATTCTATCTGGGCGAGCAGCAATGGTTGAATATGGTTTAAGCGAGTCCCATAAAAAGAATTTGAAACTAACATTTGGAGTCTCTAGTAATTCTAAATCCTTTAAAAGCGGAGAGATAAATTTAAAGCTATTTTCTGGATTATTTCCAGTTAAACTTTGTTCGTCTACTTTATCAATAAGAATTATAATGCTTTTGTATTCAGTCTTTTTTAATAATTCAATAATATTGAAAAAATTATCTTTGTGGCTTTGCTGTAGTTTTTTGTCTATTTCAATGCTAGATAAATCTATTTCCAGACCTTTACTTTTTGAAATCTGTTTGATAACATTTACTATTGGCTCTTTAAAATTATTCCATAAATCAATAGCATAATCTTCTATTTTTTTTAATGAAGACATAGCTTGATTGGGGAATGATGCTGGAGTGTCAAATAAGTATATTCTTGCTATTTTATAGATATATTGTCTTTCTGAAAAACTAAATGTAAAGTCAAAATTAAATCCGGGATCTGTAATTCTATTAAAGAATGCAAGGAGTAATAATCTATTGAGATATGTTAAATGGTATGATAGGTCTATATCATCAACTGATTTGTAACATGATAGATCATGGTTAGTATAAGTTATCGTTAGTATATCAGAATGATTTTTAGCTCTTTTTTCAATCATTATTCTTTGCGCAGTTTTTCCTCCCCCTCTTGGAGCATATACAATATTGGATGAAGGGTTATATGGATTTCCCCACACATCTTCAAAGTAGTCTGGCTTAATGAAGTATTCACTTAAAAAATCTATTTCTTTGTCCGCATTGGATTGTTGAAATGGATTTCTTAAAAAACCTAATTTAGATAAGTATTCTTCAAATGTCATAACTGTTATAATTTTCTCGTGTGGTCAAAGATAGCTAATTATTTAAATATATAAATAACATACTATTGTTTTTTATAGGGAAAAACTATATTATGTTTTAAGCCATGAGATATGACAATGTGGAATATTGTTAATTTATGATATTTAAAGTATACCTACGCCCCTTCTTTACATGTTCATATGAGTATCCACAAAATTAAATAATCTGTTCGGATATTTGAGGAATTCTGGTAATTGACATTTTGTTTCGGTTGGAGAAGTTTATGGATTATCGTTTTTCTACTTTACGAAAGTCCCTCAGACTATAATATTCCATTTAAGGGATATTTTTCTGTTTCTGAAAGATCAATCAACCTATCTAAAATTTATAATTATTCTTGGCTCTCTATCCCTATATCTTTGCAATGTAAGCTTACAGAGATAGTTAATTTATAGGCGGGTTCCGAAAAGCCTTTGAAAGAGTAGGAGAGAGTAAAAATACTAAATATTATGTCTTTATCAACAATTATTATTAAAGCTTCTTTAGATACTAACCCTGCGTTATACATACAACGGACTTATCATAATATAACTTTGCAACAGGCTGAACTTGATATACGCCAAGCATGGCGTGATCATTTTGGAGTAAATAATCCTCAATATCTAAATATATCTGGAGTAAGGTTGAATATTGTGTATGAATTGCATCCCTAA